TGTGTCCTTAGCGCACTGTACGGCCTTCCCAAATATCCCTGGTCGGAAGGTGTGACCGCCGCTGCTGTCCGGCTCGTGCCCATAGTGGGTCTGGAGACTACCGTCAAAGTTGCTGCGGTACGGGCGCGGCCCGTCAAAGTGGCATAGAAGCGACGCCGCTCGCACATAGACCAGCGGCCCAGTGACGAGGAGTTTCGACCCGTCCCAACGCATATGGGAGCCCGATGGGTCGCCGACGTGCATCTTGTACGTCCCTCCGTCGTCTCCCATCCAGATACCCTGGCCGCTCATGTAGCCGCCTGTGTTCCCCAGGTCTATCGAGGGCACGGCGCTGCTGAGGGAGATAGCGCCCGCGTCCAGGCTGTCGCTGCCAATCGTCCACCCGCCTATCGTGCCTTGGTGGTCACCGGAGAAGTTCGTAACATTCAAGGTCTGGGTGCCATCATCATAGGAGAAGTTCGCATTATCCTCTATCAGCACGCCATTCGCGTTAGCATAGACCACACTGCCGGCAGTGTAGCGGTCTATATGCCGCCGGGGTAGTACAAAGACAGAGCCGTCGCTAGCATGACTGCGTATCACGGTCGCTATGGCCCACGTCAGGTCGGGAGATGTAGGCTGTGTCGTGGTCAGGCCTCCCGCCGTCGAGGGAGACAGGTAGAGCACGTCGCCCGCTGTCCACGCTGACGTGTCCAGACCTCTCAGCCGACCGTAGGTCATGACGTAGCCCACACCTCCGGCGCTAATACTCGCATCCGATACCACGCCCAAGGCGGTCGCTGTATCTACGTCATTCGCCTGCGCTAGCTTGACTTCAGGGTTGCTCCCTCTGGAGCCGGTGATATAGACGACCTCCAGCCGGTCGATCTGTGCTCCCTGGTCGTTCTTGGCACGAAGGAAAAGGTCACGGCCCAAACACACAAACGCCGCGCCATCATTGTAGTAGGCCAGGGCCTCCTCCTCCTCGCAGTAGAACAGCCGCCCTGCCACCTGTGCAGGTTCATTCCCCTCTGTGTAGCTCCCCACGTCTATGTAGCCGCCTACGTCCAGCGGCTCGCTCAGGTTGAACTCGCCTGCTGTATCGTCCCACTTGAAGACGCGGTTTGTCCCGTCGTCAAAGGTAATACCTACGTCGCTGGCGCTACCATCGCCTAGTGTGATACCTGTCTCGAATGTCCAGTCTCCGGTAATGCTCTCGTTCTGTGCAAGTGCTGTATACTGAGGATGGTCGTCTTCTCCTAGACCTGATAGGCTGCCGTGGTCGGTGGTGCCGCCACCTTCTAAGGTCTGGATATTACCGTCCATATTCATCTGCAAGACGGGAGGAGACGTGTCAGTGCGGATACCGTAGTCTCCGTGGTGCGGTAGTTCTGTGGTAGTGAAGTCGCTGGCCTGTTGTCCCTTGAACAAGGTTGGCTCACTGACGGCCCGGCCCTCAATCTGGCTGCGAAGCTCTCCGATCTCCTGGGTCATACGTTGCAGAACGGCCTCGATCATGCGTTGCCTCCTCGGAGTTTCGCGTCCACCTGCTCGTCTTGATCTTCTATGGTCAGCATAACGGCCTCGATCACAGCGGTAAAGATGCCGTGGTAACTGGCGACGACCTTGTGACCATAGTCCCAGTCCACACCATAGGTCGCGCCGCGTGTGCTGAGCAGCTGTGCGTACATGGTCACCTTGGGCCCATGCTCTTGCAAGTAGGCCTTGGCCGCATCTGCCAAACTCGCATCATCTTGCATGGTTGCCCGCAGCGCTACTTCGCTGCGACTCCACTTGGTCTGGTCATGGCGTGCCGCAGCATACTGCTGTTCGATGGTCTGGTCATCGCCGGTGCCACGCCCTATTGCGTAGGCATAGTTCACGCTCTTGGTAGCATCGTACTCGTACTGAGGGTTGCTCATGTTTCCCAGTTCCAGGCTAAACGTCACGTAGTTCTTAGGGTCGCCAAAGATACTGTTCGTGAAGGTCTGGAACGTAAAGGATACATCGCCCGGTCTAAGACGCGGAAGCACCTCAAAGTATAGTGGCGTGCCCCGGTTCCTGCTGGCTTGCGCAAAGTCGGACAGCACGCCACTCCCGCCCAAGGTAAGTAGTTTCGTCCACTCAATCTGTCGCTCGATGGTCGGCCCGTCACCGCTATCAGGAGCCACGTCAAAACCGTCCACGGCCCGCGTGCCATAGACTGGAGTAGGATTACTCCCATCGCTGTGCGCTTCCCGTACTACCGCTTTCATCAGGTCATCAGCAGGGCCATTCTTGCTGCTGACGCTCGTGCCCTTGCGCTCCGCAACGATGCGCCGAAAGAGTAAGTGCTTAGGGCCCACGCCGGTAACGATCAGTTCCTCTTGTCCTTCGCGGAACTGATAGTTATACTTGCGGATAAAGTAGGGCCACCACAAGCCCAACCTCCCGCCGTCCGGCTGTCTCCATAGCTGGAGGATGTTGTCGTTTTGCAGTAAGGCCGGGTCAGTGTCTGCCGGTAGGGTCACCTTGATCGTACTGATACGGTTGGCCTCCCGCGTAGCGACGATCTTGGTAGCACGCGCAAAGGCCGCTGTTCCTGCTCGCAGCGCTTTCCCTCGCGGGTCGGTTAGGTGTAACTCATGCGCGGGCATTAGTCCACCCCCGCATAGGCCGGTCGCCAGTACATGTAAGTTTCAACGTCGGAGCCAGGCAAGCAGTCAAGAAAGACGCTGATAATGTTCTCGCCAGGGAGGAGCACAAAGCCAGTACGTCCAGGGCCTGTCAAGACGCGGCCCGCTGTAAGCCAACCCTTTAGGCTGGAGTAGAAGGTCACGCCATCCGGCGCAAAGATCACTAGCAACTCCTCTCCCTCTGATAGCGCATATTCCAGGCCTATCTCAGCACCCGTAGTCACGTTTCGTATGCTCCGTACAACCGCACTTGTGTTCACATTGAGACGAAAGACAAAAGTCGGGTAGGTCAGCCCGGTACCGCTGTGATTGACCGTCACAGTGTTTGCGCTCGTCACCGTTGCGCCACTGGCTCCGGTTTTATGGCCCACTAGAATAACATAGTTCTCCGGTACTTGCGGGTCTTGCAAGTATGTCTCAATAGCCGTGAAGTCTTGTAGTACCTCAGCATCCATGACGTTCCACGCACCACTGACGTAGCGGTAAAAGCCCCCGACTGTGTTCTCTACGCCTCCCAGCGACCCGCTGATACTCCCTACCACATAAAGCACGCCATCGGGCCCGAAGTGTAGCTGGTACAGGGTGTCGCTCCCACTGTCGGTATAGCCTAAAATCCCCCAGGAGTTGCCGTTCCATCTGGCGACCGCCTTCTCGGTCTTGTCTGTGTGCATAGCATAGACACGGCCCCAGTCATCTTGAGCCAGCGACCTTGCGCCAGTGGAACTGTGCTCCGAGATATACACCCAGTCCGGCGAAGCAAGGTTAGGGTTCCACGCCAGGATACCCTCGGCTAGTCCTGCTGTGAAAGCATTCGTGAAGTCTCCGCAGAAGTAGACCAATTCGTCTACAGTATTGACCAGCACGTCCCTAACGATACCGTCTACCTCATCATTGTCCGGGTTGTCCAGCCAGTTCCAAGAGCTGTCGCTGAACTTGTAGTAGCCGATATAATCGTGGGCCCCGTCTCCATTCCAGCCGGTATAGTCTCCCCCAAAGTAGAGCCGACTCTCATCAGCATTAAAGGCCAAGCAAAGCACGCTCGTCACCGTCCCTCCGCTGTGGGCCGCCAGGGAAGCATAGGCGTCAGCCGATAGGTCATAGTAAGCGATATAGTCCCCATCCGTGGCGACGCCGGTAAACTCTCCGCAAAAGTAGACGTCGCCCGTCGCAGCGATTGCGATGTCGTGAACAGGCCCGTTCAGGTCAGTGGCGACCACCCGCTCCCAGGGGTCAAGCAGGTAGGCCGCTCGCATCGGGTTGTAGGCGACAAGGTAGTCCCAGCCCGGCGTCGAGGAGTTGCCGTTCCAGTCCGTGAAGTCACCGCCTACGTAGATGCGCCCATCGACAGGGTTGTACTTAATGACGTTGATAACCGGGTTGCCGCTGTCACTCATGCCCATGTCGTCCCAGGAGCCGTCCCGCTCTCTGCGTATCAAGCCCCAGGACGAAAAATCGGTAGGAGAAGCATTGTCAGCCGCATCATCCCGTAGGCTGCGCCACCAGGGGCGAGGCGACAATAGGTTCATAGTGAACTTGTCGTAGTTCTGGTAGACGTTCGGTACGCTCAGGTCGCCACCTAGTCCTCCCTCATACATCGCGTCCATGTAGCGGGTCTGAGTAGCGCCCTCATAGTAGAGACGTGAAGGCTGATACTGCTGGCGTTGTCTGGCATAAGTCCAGGGAGCAAACTCCGCAATCAGGTCACGGCGCAACTCGTGAACGGTCTTGCCAGTGTCCCACCTATCCTTCAGGATGCCGGTCAGCGACCAAGCCAGCGCCTTGATCTTACTGTTGACGACCTCTCCTCCGGGTCGTGTCGCATACGACTGTAGGTGCTGCTCTACACTTGGAAAGCCTGCACCACTTATCGTGTCCACACCAAAGCCAAGGTCGTCCTTCAGGTCTACCAACTCACCGCCTGTCCGGCTGCTAGCTCCCCGGTGTGACCAACTGTCGTGGTGCTTGCCCAGCCACACGCTCCCTTCATCCTGGCCGTCCGTGTACGTGCTGTAACCGCCCTCCTCCCACATGACCGCATCCCACCACACGGCGCTGCTGCTGTCGTTCGTGTCGTTGACCAGCCTGACTTGCATATCCGGCCCCGCGCCTAAGTCATTTGTCCACTGACACTTGATCTCGTGCCACTCACCGTCATGCGTCACACTTGCGGAGGCTCTGACCGTGGCGTTCGTCACATCGTACAGCTGCACCTCGCCCGTCGCTCCACTGTCACCGCGTGTTCTTACGGTCACACTCATGGTAGCACCTACGGCTAAGTTCACCGACTCAGTGGTCTCCGTCTCGGCAAAGACCGGCTGGTCGCCAGCAACTTGCTTGAGGCTGGCAATCCCGCGCCAGCGGTAGCCGTCGTCCCATGACCAGGAGCCACCCGTCCCAGCCTGGCTGTGCTCCCAACCATCCGTGATGTTACGAAAGAACTGCGGATTACGGGCATAGTTGTAGCGCTCTGCGGGTCGTGCTATCTTCCAACTGCTCATACGTTGCTCCTAGCTGCTCGGTATACGCGCCATCATCGTCTCCCAGTCCCTAACCACTGTGCTCTGCTCGGCCCGGGTGTAGACGTTCATCGTCATCTCGTTTGTCTGCTGCCGACTACGATCTATCCCGCCACTCATGGCCCGCCCCAAGCCAGGAGCGTAAGCCTCCGGTGAGATACGGGGCGCTATCGTGCGGTTGCCGAAGTCGCGCGCAAAGTCTTTCCATGCGGTATGGATAGGGAGCGGGGAGCCAGGGACGGCCCAGTCGGGTATGTCAGGTAAGTTGATGTCGAAGTCAAAGACGTGGTTCTTCACCCACGTCCACAAGTTGCTTGCCGCCGTCTTTAGATCGTTAATCGCATCCTTGACCGGCTTGACGGCGCTCTCCAGTTTACCCATCGCGGTATCCCACGCGCCCTTGAGTTTGTCGAGTGCGCCGGTTATCTTGTCCTTGAGCCAATCCACCATCGGTGAGAAGATGCGCTTAATCTGGTTCCACACCAGAAGGCTGTGCTTCTCAATCGTGCCCCAGACCTTCTTCCAGTCTCCTCGGATAGCCGCCAGCACCGCCAGGATTGTCCCCTTAATGAGCGTGATAGCGACCTTAATCACCCGCTTGATCGTGTTCCAGATACGCTTAGCAGCGACCATGATCTCGTCGCCATTCCGGTTCCAGAAGGCTTTTATCTTGGTCAGCACGACCTTGATTGTCTCCCTCAGCGACGTCATGATCTGCTTGACGGCGGTACGGATACCTAGGAAGTTGTTTTTCCACGCCTTCCGTACAGCAACCACAATCGCGATGAGTGCTGCAAACGTGGCGATAATGGGGGCCGCCGCTGTAATCACGCTCCAGATAGCAGGGATAACGACCGTGGCAATAGCTATCCCCAACGCTATCAGTACGTCCTTAGTCTTGACGTTCTTCTGGATAAAGTCGAGGATAGGCTGGAGGGCGGTCTTGACATTCTGCACAAAATCCTTGACCTTGCTAACTATAGTGGTAATGCGACCCGCCAGCTCCTGCGGTACCAACTGCTTGAGCGCTATGTAGAAAGCGGTCAAGGGTGGCTTGCCGCTCTCCAGCTGTGACCGGAACGTCTCAAGCGCACCTGTCACGTCAGACACAAACGACTGTAGGCCGCTCAGTGACGTCTTGAGCAGGTCGGCTCCCTGCTTGACCAACGGGAGCGCGGCTTGCCCTAGCTCCGCCAGGATGGGGATTACCGCTGTCCCGATCTCATCACGCATATTCTGGAGGGTCGTTTGCCACTGCTGCATCGCCGTGGCGTTGCTGTTTGTCACATCAGGTAGGCCCTCAGCAGTCTGGAGTAGCCGCTTGAGCGCTAGCTCTTTGAACGCCGCCGCCTTCTCTGCTTCCGTGACAGCGCTCGTTTCCTTGTTGTGCTGCTCGGCGGCATACTCCGTCGCTTCAGCCATCTTGAGAGAGACGCCAATGTTGTCCAGCATCTCGCGGCTCATACGGCCCGTGCCTGTTACGAAAGACTCGACGGCGAAGGTCATGTCCTTGCCAGTGGCCGCGGCAACCTTGCGGAGCGCCCCAAACGCCTGCGGCATTTTGTTGGCGAACTGGTCACCGACCAACTGCGTAGCCTCATTGTATTGCGCCATCAGTTCCCGGTTCGTGACCAGTCCTGAACTCTGCTTCTGTAGCGCGGCCAGAAGTGCATCCGCACTCCTCCCTGCTGCCTTGGCATTAGACCGGAAGGCCTTCTCAATGTTGCGCACAGGCTTTGCTTGCTGGGCCATCTGGAACAACTGCCTGCCCGCCAGGCCCGCACCCGCAGCAACGGCTCCCAAGCCTCCCAGCGCTGCTTTGCCGAGCGTTTGTACGTTCTTGCCGAAACCGCGGGCGATCTTGCCCGCGGTTCCCATATCCCTCTCAAAGTCTGACGTATCAGACTTCAGCGGCACCATCAGCTCCGCAAGTTTGATCTCTGGCATACTACGCTGCCTTTCGCTTGTCTATGATCGTCCCGCCCATGGCCTTAGTCAGGGCTATCAGTTTCTCAGCGAAAGCATCCGGCGACAACTGCCGGGTCTTTCGCTCTCCAAACTCTAGCATAAAGTCGTCTAGCTCATAGGCTCGTTGGTGCTTCCCGCGCAGCAGTCCGTTAGCGATAACCATCGCCAGCATCGCAGCCCGCGTGTCAGCGTGCGGCTCCCCTATCGGCTCAACCTCATCAAAGGCTCTCCACCCGTCCAGCGTAGTAGCGGGCATGGTCTTCATCAGCAGATACGGGTCTGGCTCACCCAGGGCCAGCGCCAAGCGGTGGGCGAAACGCCAGAAGTCGCTCATGCCCGTTACGCTTTTGGGTCGGTCACATCCTCCGGTACCTCTTCGTCTTCAGTCATGCCACTGAGTTCCATAATGCGGTTGCCGATCTCCATAAAAGCCTCGGCAAAGCGGCCAGGGATACGCTTTACCTCCTCCAGTGTCATGCGCGGCTCTTGCATCCCGTAAGCGACAACGTGAGGATACAGGTCGGCCATCTGCTGGAGGATAGCGTCGATGTTGACGTGCTGCACGTCAACGCTGTCTGGCTGCTCAGCAAAGTCTTGTCCTCTGCTGGCCAGCGCACTCACCTGAGTACGCTCTGCGGCACTCAGTTCACGTACCAGCACCGCCCCGCCCAAAGCGGGTATCTCGATCTCGGCGGTCGCAAACGGTTCAAGGAGTTGTTCGGCTCTAATGCGTCTGCTCTTGCTCATGCTCTATGCTCCTCTTAGGTTAAGTTGATCGTGGGCTTGCCGGATACCTTGATGGTAATCTCGCCCGTATTCGCACCCTCGACAGGATACTCCGGGGAGAAGCCCGACAGAAAGCCCATCGTCGTCCATTCCAGCGTCCCGGTGGTCTGATTGACCTCGATCTTCCAGGCGACCAGGGTATCCTTCGTCAGCGTCGCCAGGATGCCAGATCCGGCTGTCTGGCCATGGGTGTCATCATTGTTCGGGTCCCAGTGAATCGGGCCGGTAATCTCGCCGCCATCCGGTACACCACCCAGGAACTCCCGATAGCCATCGCCGCCACGACTCACGGCATTGTCGTGGTCAGTCACATCGACCTCACCACGGCTGATACTGGGCCCAGACAGGTCGCCCAGCTGGCCGACCTTACTGTAGTCACTGCCACCTGCAATGTCGATGTATAGTGCCGCTCCGAAACTCGGATGCTTTACCATGCTCTGCCTCCTCTACTTCCATATTTGCTCGAACGTCTTGTTGTCCAGCGACCACCATGGCTCACGTGGCTTGTGCATCGGTCGCCAGACATACACACCAGGGGCCCAGGCTGTCCGGTAGCCCAGCGCCCGTCCTCTCCACTGCCAATCTACATCAACGCCGTAATGCTGATAGCGATCGTCCAGTGGGCCGACTCTACTCAATACCTCATCACGCACCAACAAGCAAAAGCCCGCAACGTGGCTGACCAGCTGCGGCGGGCGAGGGTCATCCTCTTGTCCCGTACACTGCGGCCTTGTTCGGCAAGGCCCAGACGGGCCCACAAAGCCAACGTCATCCCGCCAGGCCAAGACCTCTAGCAGCCTGAGTAGCCAGGCCTCAGTGCGGAACTCACAGTCGTCTACCACGACGCAAGCGTGCCCACTCTCCACTTGAGACAGGCCTCGGTTGACCGTCGCCGTGTAGCCACTGCGCTGCGGGTCAGGAACAACAACGCCCCGGGTAGGTAGTCCGGCTGTCTCCTGGGCGTGCCTTAGCACAACCTGGGCCTGCTCCTCCTCAACACTGGGCACTAGCAGCGTTACAGTATCCATGACGCCAGCGTCTCCCAGAACGTGGTCACCGGACGATCATCCTCCAGCGCCTGCGGCTCGTTCTGTAGCCAGTACATCGCGCCGATCTTGATCTTGTCCACCACCAACTCGCAGCCTGCCGCCCAGGCCTCCACGGTCGTTCTGCTGAACGACTCATCACCAGCAGGGAGAAAGACAAAGCGCTTAGCCTTCCCCAGCACAGCCGGAACTCGCGTGTACTCTACAGGCCCATGATAGATGACGTTCTCCGGTAGCGGCCAAGCCCAGTTGTGGTTCAAGTAGCCGTAGACCTCCAGCGGCTCATCATGCATCAAAACCCAGTCCACGGCTCTATGAAAGCCCTTCAGGTAGTCCAAGCGGGCGCTCAGGAGCACATTCCCGCGCCTCTGTTCGGCGGGGAGCGCTGCTGCTCTGAACGCCTCCAGGTCTACCGGCGGGGGAACGATCAGCCGTGGCGCGTCAAACGGCCAGGGGCACGTAGCGTTAGACAGCGGGCTATTGAACACGGCTCCGATCAGGTTATCCAGCACACACCGTCGAAAAGCCCAGTCGCCAGGATGCCACGGGTCACGGAAGCACTTGACCAGCCGCTTGCCATCCAGCACTTCGTTCCAGCGCCTCCCGTAGGTGACGACGTTCTGTAGAACATAGACCTCCAGGTCTTCAGGCGGCCTGCGGTTCTCTGGGCAGAAGACGATCTCGGCCCACTCCGGGGCCGCATCCACCAGCGCAGCACTCGACAACTCCGCGCCTCCCTGTATCTGTACGTGGTCTTGGAGCCAGCCGATCTTTACCACAGGCCACCTCCCACGTATTCTAGGTAGTCCACCCACTGGGGTTGCACGACGTCCAGGCTGTAGTTCTCTAGCACAAAGCCCCGCCCCTGCTCCTGCTTGGCGAGGATAGTCTCAGGCTCCTCCTCTTGGTAATAGCGCTGCGTGGCGAGGAGTGCGCACTTGATCTGCTCCACGTCCGGCCTACTCCAGTAGTAGTTGCGGCCCGGTATCCACTGACGGCCACTTCTCCTAGTTACAATGCCGTAGTCGGTCAACTCCGGCCCAGTGTGAGCATCCAAGGTAATCACTGGCGTACCGCAAGCCTGCGCTTCGATGATGGGCAAGCCAAAGCCTTCACTCATAGACGGGAGGAGCACCACATCGCTGGCGCTATAGACCTTCGCCATCTCAGCGTCATCCACCCCGACCGCATAGTGCATCTGGTCAGGCCAAGCCAGCGTCTCGTGCGGTATCCCCAGCGACTCGACGTAGGGGTTGAACTCAAAACCAAAGCCCCGAGGGTCAGCCATAGGCCGCTTGGTACTGTGACAATAGAGCACAGGCTTCGTCAGCTGCGGTACAGCCTGGGCCCAGGCTTCCAAGATCTGCGGCCACGACTTGCGAGAGGGTAGCACATCCTTATTGACCGCCACCACCGAGGCGACAAACGCATCTTGAGGAAAGCCCAACTCCTCTCTGACTTGCTGCTTGTCCAGGGGCTTGAAGACCTCCGTGTCAATCATGTGCGGGATGTAGTCGGCCAGGAGACGCACCTGCTCTAACTGCTGTTGTCCGAAGCGGGAGTACGTAATCAGATAGTCGCACTCTCTGAGAGTACGGGCCAAGTGTCCCGGTACAGGCGACCCATCGATGGGAGTGTAGCACAGCCAGGGAACGCCCACCGCCTCCCGTAATCCTGCCGGGAACGCCCAAGGGTCATACAGCGTCAGGAGGACGTCGGCACCCCACCACTTCACGTAGTGGGGTAGCACATCAAAGGCGTAGCGGTCTTGACGCTGTGGAAACGTCAGGATGCCATGCCACTCCAGCGCAGCACCCTGGAGGCCGCTGTTCGAAGTGACGGCGACCTCATAGCCTGCTTGTTGAAAAGCATGGCATAGGTGGCGCGTTTGAATACCATAGCCTGACGGATGCCAGGGAGCGTTTGAGTAAATCATGATCTTCTCTAGTTTCGTCATCGTTCAATCCTTTCGTGGCGTTATGGCACTACTCAGGGTTCGCTGTGTTCAATCAGTAGATCAAGGATAACACGGTACGTGTCGTTATCCTGCTGCCAGCCGTCCGAGATACGGTTCCCTTTGAAAGCGTAACCGATACCATAGGCCGGATAGCTCTTGCCGTTCCAGCGGGCCGCGAAGGCGTCCGCTATCTCCTCTGCTGTTCTGCTCCTCTCCGCGTAAATGTCCAACTGCGTGCGGGTTACAGTGCGACCCGCGCCATCATGGGTGCGGCTGTGGACATTGCTGTCCGACACAAAGGCGTGGTAGATCACCAAAGGATAGACCGGCTCTGCCGGTATACTGTCCGGGTGGAGCCGCTCGTCTATCAGCCCAGTAATCGTACTGTCGTTTAACGAGATGGTAACAAAGTCGTCACGATAGGTCATCCGACCGCCTTCTTCAACCTCTTGACCAACTCGTCTCGAATAACGTCCACGGCCTCCGGCCAACCATCGTCAATCCCCGGTCGAAAGTAAGGCCTCGCCGGTATGGTATAGGTAGCACTCAGCGCTAGCGCCTTCCACATGTCGTCGCCCGTCTCCAAATACTTGTACCAAAAGAAACGCCGCTGTCGCCCAGTGATAGGTTGCTGATACAGCCCATACTCATGGACGGCGGCATAGACGACTGGGACTCGCACGCCTGCCGCATACTGGTTGATCTTGTAGGCCTCCACGCTTTGCCAAAGGTTGCGCGTGTCAATCAGGCCTTGCGCCTCTATCC